TTTTCTTGAACCGGTTTGCTTACGGCGAGCCCCGTAGCAAATATAACGACGATAGCGTTAAGTTGTTCATCGGTAAGATCGAATGGGTTTTTCTTCTTCTTCTGCTCGGGTTCCTTCTTAGGGACGAGACCCTGCTGATGAGAAGACATGGGCATCATGACCTGCTGCTGCGCCATTTGTACTGCACGGGGGTCGACGCCCATTAGAGGGGGTTCGAAAGAATTTTCTTGGGGTTGCCCCATGATATCGGAAATAGGAGTGGAGTCCATATCGTCTTTATAGTTGTGTATATTTTTTTCAGTCTCTTCGGGCACAAAGGAAGTAGATCGAGTGTGCATATCCAGTGGAACCATTCCATCATTTGAATCTGATAGGTTGAGAGTTGCTATATCACTACTCATATATATATAGTAATTTCATTTTTAACATTCTCTTTTTTATGCACGTACTGGTGAATAAAAAAGAAAATACCGTGTTCCTAACGGGGCTCGAACCCGTGACCTTCGCGTTATAAGCACGACGCTCTAACCAACTGAGCTATAAGAACTGTGCATTTTGATTATATTACTAATCATTCGGTATAACGGTGGGCTTTCCCACATATTACTTACGCTTCCAATCTTTAAATGCATAAAGAAGTGAGGAGTAGTATATTAAATGACGAACGTCGATACACAATCAGAAGAGTATTATGAAGACTTTCTCGATCGACATCTTAGAACCATGGAATCGCAATTGCAAAGGCAACATAATCCAGACGCGTTCCGTGAGGATATAAATAAAATGGTTACCGAGATTCACACGGCTTTAGGCTCTGGGCATAGTGAACGTGTGTATCATAACGCCTTTGAGGTAAGTCTTCGCGAACTAAACATTCCTTACGAATCGGAACGACATGTTCCTATTTATTATAAGCATCATGTCGTGGGTACGGCGCGTGCTGATATTATCGTGCGCAGAAGTACGGTTCTCGAACTTAAAACGGTTAAAAGTCTTAATGATATCATGATCGCACAAGCTAAAAAGTATTTAACACAACTTAACCTGACGTCCGCCTACCTTATTAACTTTCCACCGGGTGAAGGGTCTGCGCCCCAGATTGAGGAAGTTACACTGTCGGAATAAATTCCCATTGGAGATCTCTACAAATCGCTTTCCAGATAACATCCTGTTGATGCAGTTTCTCTTTAGATTTGAGGAGAGGAAAGTATTGGAGGTATTGATCTTCGGATAATAGTTCGCAGAATTTAAAAAGAACGTATGAATAACTCAAAAAGTTTTTTCGCTCAGTCGGACAATTGTTATCGAATGGTTTCTGGATATCTCGAAACATCATTCGTAACTGTTCCTCGAGTTGTTGAGGCATTTTAGGCGCCCGGATACCACTTAATATATTAGTTATAAACGGTACATGCTCGTAAAACTTATTCAACTTGAGTTTTTTAAGTAATGAACGGACTTTTGCGTGTGTAATCTCGTTCACCGATTTAATCTTAATTTTTTTAAACTCGTTTCGTAACTGTTCAACAACTTCGGGTGGAATGGTCGTCATTTCCTGTGCCTGGAATTGACTTAGCCATTCGTTAAAGTGATTATCCCGTTTATACGAATAATTAATAATTTTTTCAGAAGTTTCTTGTTCTTCTTTGTATGTGAGTTCTTCGCTTATTAAATGGTCTAATACCATTCCACAAGAATCACATACCAAGTCACTTGAATCACGAAAATGAAATACGTTACTATCCGGGCAGTTTGGGCATATATCTCTCATTGTTCTCTCAAGTGGTCGATCTAATGTCTTCCTTTCAACGTCTATGAGATAGTCTGTGTATATATCTTTTTTTTGCATACCAGACGTCTCTTTACAATTAAATATATTATCGGTAGTGACTTCTCCAGTTGTTTCGTCTGTATATTGACGAACGTATGGAATACACCTTGATATATAATCGGCCATTTCAGTCTCGTATAAACTTTTATTCGTGGGATCGTTTTCTATTTTATCCATCCATTCACATATACGATTGTTATACCTACTTAAAAAGTTACCTTCCATTTACGTTAATGAAAGTACTGCACAAGTTTTTAATTAACGTAATCTATAGTTTAAAAAAGGTGATGCAATTATTTTTCTCTAAACGTGATTATTCTATCGTTGACACGTATATTGAATACTTTGTCGATCACTCCAAAGATTTTTCGATCGAGACGATGGAAGCTTCCGACCACCACCCCCTTTGGATACAAGAAAGTTATGGAATCTATCCTATCGTAAAATCGTACGGTATATGTTCACTAGATCTAGGGCGCGCTGGTATTCTCCCCGGTGACCCTATTCCCAAACCCCCTGAAGCCGTGACAAAAATGATTATTCGAATTAAATACTGGTGCAACAATCGTATATACAAATACATAACGTATAATCACGACTATACATGGCCACCGAAGAAGGCTAATGCAATGTCGTTCCACGTCCCGTTAGTCGGTGCACAATTACTGGATTCGGCTGACAAGCCAGTAAAAGACATTCTCGAAAAAATTAGACGCTATGCGGGTCCACACTCGGATTTTTATGGTGAGAATATTTTCATAAAAGATGTATTATATCTCGATGAAGTCTCCCTAAAAAACAATATTCCTCGTATTAAATTGAAAAACTGTCTAGGTATGATGAAAACGGTTGATACGACGACCGGACTCATGTCTCATCTTCGGGTACCTTAGTTGCCAGGTAAAATTTTAAATCGCCTAAATTTGCGACATTGTATTTCAATATCAAAAAGCGATTTTGTTTCTCTTGCATTATTTGAACCGTGGAACACATACTTGTCGCTTTAGTAAAAATATTCATATACTTTAGCGAATATGTTCCCGATAAATTAGGAGATTCGTCTACACACTGAATTTCCGTTTCCTGATTCGCAAAATCACCTTTGCACATGAGTTTCAACGATTTCCCCCCGCGGTGTATTTCCAATTCATCCCCAATGTTGGACATATCCCTGCATATTCTCTGAAAATCTACGGAAGGAATAGGAGTTATAATCGTCATTTCAGTTTCTGGAACTTCTATTTGGTTTTCGTTAATGTCTAGAAGTTTCAACTCGAATTTTGTAGACGTTTTCTTCTGTTCGCTGTGAATTTCAATATTCATAAACTCCTTGGAATTAATAGAAATTACGAGCACATCGTTTACAGTGATCGTCTTTAATAATTTATACATATTAGTCATGTTAACACCACAATCAATATTTCCATCGCATGTGTATTCTTCGAAGTTATCAGAAGGTAAAAACATATCTATAAGAGATGTTCTAGCTGTATCGAGTGTTACTATAAACACTCCCTCTGGTTTAAAGTAAATATTCACATCATTGAGAATATCTTTAAGAACTTCGAATGTAGATTTTATAGCCACGGCTTGCACTGTCACTAATTTCATATTAAAATTTTCGCGTATTATTTCTTTATATCCGTATAAGCGGAGTCTTCAACTTTACGACTAATTTTTGCCTCGAGTTCCGATGTCATTGCTGGTTGTAAGGACTGTCCGTAACTGTCCAGAGCAAACATATCTTTAGAAGATTCACCGTCTAATGTGGTCGATGTTATTCCTCCGAAACCACATGTTTCCAATTCCTGGACCGGCAGTAAAGATTGAAGCCAGTTATGTATTTCACGCCCCACGAGAAGTTTACCATTCTTCGATAAAAGAGTGGGTACTTTCGTGATCTGGTTTCTGTACTGAGGAGGAATTCCATTTTCTGAGACATTATGATAATGAATGAGATGCTTTAGTTGTTCGTGACCTTGAATGAAGTTTATAATTTCAACGCTATGTTTACACTTTGGACTATATAAAAGTAGTGACATTCTCTATAATCAATTTTCAAAAAAAATTATAAAAGTTAACACACTTTTTTCGCGTGGTATATTAAATGCTCACGCTGTTATTTTTCATACTCGTGTTGTTACTTGCTACCACTACAGGCCCTAAGCGAGAGACGTTTGTAAATAAATCTAACACGGAAATTATATTAAACGACCCATTACCCAACATGGCCGAGTACAAAAAAGTTTCTAAAGTCAGTGCAAATCATGACGTCATGGAGAAAATTGTTTTAGCGACGAATAAATACATCTTAGAGAAAACTGGTATAGACAATTACATCATTGAGACGACTGCACTTAAACAGTTTCGTCACAAACAAAAGAATCATGATATGTACAGGTGCATGTTTATGATAGTAAAAAAGAATGGCTTTGCTCACGGAGCCTCGATAACAGCTGATATAATGGTAGTGAACAGTCAAACTATAGGGGGTGTGGGAACGGGTGGTGTACGTGTGCTGAGTGCTCGTTCACAGCCCATGGATATTAAACCTCCAGCTGATAGCACACCCTTTGAAAGTGTAATGAAGGGGTCCACATTTATCCCGTACGAAGACATACAAAATTCCCAAGATGAAATGATTAAAGCTCTCAAAAATCCTAACGTTGTTCTGAATAAAACTGTAATAAATGGATTTGAATCTGGACCCCCGGCCACTGTAAGTTATGAGGGACTCGAAAACCGTATCTATTTTCCTCCTAAAAAAAGATAAGACATAATTAAATGATCAGCGTAGAAGAGATCACTCGAATTACGAATAACAGAAATCGTATGAAAAAGGAGACATATATAGAATTGTACAAGCAGATATCACGGAAGATCAGGCGTGGAGTTGAATCACATAAAAAGAGGATTAGTTTTGTTGTCCCAACATTCGTGGTAGGATATCCTACGTATGATAGATTGAAGGCTATTACATACCTGAAAAGACAACTCGAGTTAGGTGATTTTACGGTGTATATCACAGGAAACTACGAAATTACTATTACTTGGAAGATTAAAAAAGATTCGTCAAAATCTGTAGATAATATGGAAGACTTCCCTACTCTTATAAATCTTAAAAAGGCAGCGAATAGGTACAGGCGAGATGCGCAAAACGATTAATAAAAAAAGACTAGTTAATCGTACATGGATAACTTGAACATTTTAGTCGAGGCAAAGCGTGAATATCTCGAACAACTCTCTATTATTGTATGCCCAGTCATGATAGATGTTTTTGATTCGATGTTTGAAGAATCTAACAAGTTATCTAAGGGTAGAAAAGTTCTTCAAATGTTTCAAAAACTCTTAAAAGACGTTCCTGAATGGAGTGAAACCATGGCGAAAAGCCACACGGACAACATAGCGGATAGATGTGCATGGTTCAAGGATTTAGTTGCCGCAGTATTTGTAAGTTCGGTGAAGATTTTATCGGCGGTGCGTCTTAGTAAGGATTCGAAGAAGATGTCGGTTAAACTTCCAACAAACGAAGTTTTTATTCATACATGCTATAAGAACGCCGCTAAAGATCTTTATCGCAATCCTTACATTTTTACCGAGAATCAATCTGAGCACGCTAGAAACGACAAACTTTATGAACGTTTTGCTGCATGCGTAGAAACAACGGTGAAAGAGTTGATTCCCGTCCAACAGATTCTGCAGACGTATATGAATGCGAATGGAGATGAGGATATTCTCGATTCACAAGATGCGAACCTAGAGGAAGATGATATAGACGAATACGATGAGAATGCACCCGAACATATGGGAGATTCTGAAATGCCCGACCAGATGGAAGGTGAATATCCCCAAGAAGAGAGTGAACTTCCCATGGGAGGCGTTACAGATGAACTAGACGAGGATATGGGTAATATTCCTCAGGAAGATCATATACCGGAACAGGAACCAGAACAGTCCGGTAATTTATTCCAAAACGAATTTAGAACTATAAAAAATTCACCACCGCCACGCGATCAGCGTGAATCACATGATCTATTTGCGGATGCAGCAGAAAGCCGAACTAAAAAACTCGGTTATTAGATATGGACGAGTACTTCCGTGATCCAGGATCAGCTGCTATTATTGCAGCTGGTATAACCGCACTTTATATTCACGGCAAAGCGAGACTTAATGATGAAGGCACTTTATCTACGAGTGCATACGCTAAACCAGCCGCCTTAGTAGCTATTTTAGTTTATTTTGTAATATCTAATGGTTTAGGTAAACGTGAGACCATTTCCACGGAACCATTCTGATCAACTTAAAGATTTCCTGCACGTATCATATATACATATGACTTCTATTTCAGCCTTCAACGATATGATGGGCCAATTTCTCATGGAGCTCCATAAGACCTTTCCAGAGGAGCGAGGGCTCAAAAAATACATCGCTGCATTTGAACTTATGAGAACTGCTAACCCCAAGCTTCTCGTTGAGGGTTTCATGGAAAACGTCGGCCCCCACGTCGACAAAATTAATTCTCGCGACGACAGCTTCTTTCTTGAACACGCAAGTAGCATTGAATTTCTTAAAGATATTAACCTGAAGGACTGCTGGCCAAAGGCTTCCGACGGAACCCGTGATGCTATTTGGCAATATCTCCAAACACTTTATATGCTCGGTACAACTATTACATCTATCCCCCCAGAGACGCTTAGTATGATCGAGACTGTAGCTAAACAGTGTGCCGATAAGATGCAAAATGAAGATGGGGACGCTGAATTTGACGAAGGTAAGCTCATGCAGTCAATGCAAGGTCTGCTCAGTGGTATGTTGAAAAAATAAAATCATATTATATAAATGGTATCACTATTTGACGATCCCAGACAAATTATCAGGGTTGATAAGGTGGCTGAATTTTGGCCTACAAAAGATCAAACATCAGCACAGAGGGTAAACGCGACCGCTCGATTCGTTGTTTACGCGACGTGTATATTGTATCTTATCAGGCGTGACATACGTGTCTTTATATTAGGAGCGACAGTGTTAGGAGTATTATTTGTAATGGAAAAATCACACATGATCAAGGGATCTGCAGCCAAGAAGCGCGCTTCCACCGTTTCCGAAACTTATATGGGTGCTTGTCAAGGTCCTACAGTCGATAATCCCATGGCGAATGTTTTAATGTCAGATTATGATGGTCGCCCGGATCGTCCATCGGCTTGTAGGTATGATACAGTAAGAAGTGAAGTAAATCAGATGTTATCAGGGCGTATACCATATGGGGCCCAAAAATCAAGGTCCCCTTTACCCGATGCTCAACGTAATGCTTTTGACAGGCAATTTGTAACAGGTCCCGTGACCAATATTCCCGGTGACCAAACCGCTTTTGCTGAATGGCTTTATGGTAGCAAGGATGCACCGATATGTAAAACAGATACTCACCTCTGTAACGCGGATGCTAGGGGTGTTCAATTAGAAGCTTTCGGTGGCTTGGATTCTACGGGTGACAAGAGGTCTGGTATGCATAGAGGATCTGGCTTACGAGGAGGTCATGTAGCTTAATTTTCTCAAGTAATAGTAAAATGGCCTACCAACTCCAGCCAGGAATGAAATTAGTAGAAAATCCAGTGAATCCCCCGGTTTGTGCGACTGAAGAAGTTTTTACCTACCCCCAGCCCAGTACGCCTATGAACAGGGCTTCTAGCCGTCCTAATACCATGTTATACGGAACCGCTCCTTACATGGCTGGAAAAGGTGCACCGGCTGCATTCATCGATACAAGCGATGAACTCCGCCCCCAATCCACTACACGTTTTAATAAGGTATTTGCCAAGACTTACGAACAGAACCTCTTCCCTCTTCAAGATATGAAGTGCAAACTTCCATTGAGAACAATTACATACGAACCTGAAAGTACTCGCGCCGATGTTCAGAATTCCATGTTCTCGGCGAGGTATTCTAAGCGCAAATAAACTCAATAAAAATATTTACTAAAATTAAGAATGGCGGATCCCCTTTCGCTAGTAGCTATTGCAGGTCTAGCTTATGCCGGCAAAAAATTAAGTGAATCACGGGCCGAAAGTTATCAAGGTCCCGAACAACAGGTTCCACAACGTTTTGTTCAGGAGGAAGTACCCAGTATATCCTTACCCAAACCTACCATTGTTAGTAACGTTCCACAGCATAAGATAGAAATTAGTAATTTCGGTGATATTGTTCCACAAATACGATCTAGTGGAGGTGAAGTGTTGGAAATGCGTAATCGAATGTTTGATGGAGGAAGAATGAATAATCTTTCTCCTATCGAGAAGCAATTAATTGGTCCCGGTATTGGGGTAGGACCAAACGTTCCCGCAGCTGGTGGTTTTCAACAGCTCGTGCGCGTGAACCCTGAAAACGTGGGAGCGCATCGTCTTACTACCCTACCAGGTAGATCTGGTCCAGCTTTCGATATCTATGGTGGCCGCCGTGGAAAGATGGGTGAGATGGGTCACAATCGCCCGGAGAA